ACACCTACATCCGCATTGACGGCACACGCCGACCATACCGACCGTCACCGTCTTGGCTCACCACGCCACAGCCAAACAATCCGAACTTCACTGGCTTTGACCTGAAGCATCGCATGGTGAGCAGCCTGCTCATTGACGGCAACTGCTTCGTGCTCTTCATCAAGGGTCGCAACGGCGACATCGTTGAGATGCGCGTGCTAGATCCTCAGAAGGTCACCATCAAGAGCGTTGACGGCGCACCGATCTACATGATTCAGGGTGAGGACACGGCCGTGGTGGAACTTACGTCAGACGCGATCCTGCACATCCCACTCTTCGCACTTGGGTCAGCACTCCGCGCACCTTCGCCGGTGGAGCAGCACCGCACCACCCTCGGACTTGCATCTGCGACGCAGTTGTACAGCGCGAAGTTCTACGAGCAGGGCGCCGCTCCCTCGGCCGTCATCCGCATCCCAGGCGAACTGACGCAGGATCAGGCTGACTCACTCCGCAACTCATTCAGCCGACGTCACGAAGGCATTGAAAAGATGCACAAGATCGCAGTGCTCACTGGTGGCGCAGACTTCCAGCAAATGAGCATGAAGATCAGCGACATGCAGCTCGTTGAGACGCTCCACTGGGGCGTGGAGTCCATCGCTCGACTCATGGGCGTACCGCTGCACCTCCTGCAGTATCCAGGCGGCAACGCCTCCTACAACAGCGTTGAGATCGTCAGCATCGAGTGGCTGCGACTCGGACTCGGACCACTGGTCGCTCGCCTTGAGGCAGGACTGCAGCGTCTCGTCCCAGGTGCAGACCAGACCTTCATCAAGTTCACACTGGATGGTCTGCTCCGACCTACGACAAAGGAGCGCTATGACGCCTACGCCATCGCACTGAACAACGGCATCCTCTCGCTCAATGAGATCCGCAGGCTGGAAGACCGATCAGACGTCCCAGGCGGCGACGAGCACTACAAGGCGCTGAACATCGGAGTCGTTGGTCAGTGATTGAGATCTACGACATTGACGGCACGCTCACGACGAGCGGCGACACTCCGCGTCAGGAACTGATCGACTACATCAAGACCGATGTGCAAGATGAGGGCGTCCGCATCTTCATCGTCAGCGGCCGTGTGATCAGCCGGCTTGAAGAGACGGAGAAGTGGCTGCGCGAGAACGGCGTGCCATACGAGCAGATCTATCTCAACGACTTCAGCGAGACGCCAGGACCTAACGTCATTGAGGCGTTCAAGGCGTACAAGTACGCGAAGATCGTTGACGAATACGGTCTGGAAGAGATCGGCTATGTGGTGGACGATTCAGCCGAGGCTCGCAGCAACGCCGAAGGCATGGGCATCAAGGCGTACACCGCGCAGGAGCTGCTCGCCAACGAAGCCGAACACAGCGAAGAGATGGAAGAGTCCGCAATCCGTGCTGTCTACGAAGTCCCTGACTACATCCGCGAAGCCGCACGCAAAGGTCTGGAGTGGCACGAGCAGGGTCTGTCTGGGGACGGCTTGCAGCCAGAGACCGTTGCAGAAGCACGCGAACTCGCTGACGGCCGAGCCGACACCGACAAGGTGGTCCGCATGGCTGCATGGACTCGCCGTCATCGCACTGACTGGGAAGGCGTGCCACAGAACAGCGACCGCACCAACGAAGACTTCCCAGGACCAGGCGCCGTTGCAGGCTTCCTCTGGGGTGTGGAAACGACAGATCCAGAAGGCGCTGATCGCGTAATCTCGTGGGCAGATCGCCTTATCGAATCTGAAGACAGGGAGATTGTTGACATGAAAGAGAAAGAAGTTCGCTCACTGCCGATCGGCGAGTTCCGACTTGGCGAGGTAGGAGAAGACGGACAGAGGACCTTCACCGGCTATGCCGCAATCTGGAATAGCGCGTCCGAGGGACTGCCATTCGAGGAGCGCATCGCGCCAAACGCATTCAAGCGTTCACTGGCACGTGCTACCGCTGGGCAGAAGATTATCGCCTTCCTCTTCGGACATGATGAGACACGCGCACTCGCCACAACCGCGAGCGGCCGTCTGCAGCTCAACGAAGACGAGACTGGACTTCGCGTTGAGGCGAAGCTTGATCCGTCCGACCCAGACGCAGCCAAGGTCATCTCCATGCTGACGCACGAGAGTGCGGCCGCAGGCATGAGCTTCGGCTTCCAGAAGATTCAAGACACGTGGGACGGCAACAACCGGACGATCAAGGAAGCGAACCTGTTTGAGGTGAGCATCTTGGCGGCTGGTGGTCAGACACCTGCATATCCTGCGACACTCGGCTTGACCGCGATCCGACAAGTCACTGCGCCAAAGATCGGCGTAGAGGCTGAGGCGCTGGTTGCCACACTCGAAGCAGTCAAGGCTGGACGCGAGCTGTCCACCGAGGAGTTGGCTGTCATTGACGCTGTTCGATCCAAGTTGGCACCAAAGCAGGTGAAGGTCATTGACCCATCCGTCGCTGCGGCGCTGTTGACCTTGGAGTCGGCAGAAGGTGACGCACTCTAGGTCTCGTGCCTACGCCCCACCGCCCCAAGTAGGCGAGTCCGCGTTAGAGCAACCCACCGAGGAGAGCAAAAAACAAAGAGTCCGGCTATGTCCGGAGAAAGGAAGTGGACACTATGTCCGACTTCGCAAATCTCGCTGACAAGCGAGCAAACCTCTTGACGGAGGCTCGCGGCATTGCCGTTGAAGCCGCTGACAAGGGAATCGCCCTAGAGGGCGAAGACAAGGCGCGCTTCGAGAAGCTCGTTGCAGAGGCTGGTACGCTTGCCGAGGCGATGAAGTCCGAGAAGAACGCTACCGAAGCACGCAAGGCTGCAGACGAGGCTCGCGCCGAGTTCGCCGCTGTTGTGTCGCCAAAGGCTCCTACCGCGAAGAGCGATAGCGATCGACTCCGCGCCATCGGTATGTCCGGTGGTTCTGAGACGTTCGAGTACCGCGACGTGACCAAGAGCAGCAACCTGGGCGATCCTGTTGCAGTGTTCCCACGTGTGAACGTGGTTGCAGGCCAGATCAACCCATTCATCAACCCAAACGTGGTTGATGTGATTCAGGTTGCGACCGGCAACGCGATCAAGTTCCCACGAGCCACGGCTCTTGGGACGGCGACCGCTCCTGGCGAGGCTGGGACGATCGTTGAGAGCGACCCAACGATGGGTACGCTCCAGCTCACACCTAGCGGCTACAAGATCCTCGTACAGGTCTCGGAAGAGCTTGTCGAAGATGCAGCCTTTGACATTGCAGCGTTCATTGCGGACGCCGCTGGTCAGGAAGTTGCGATCGCTCACGGAGCAGCCGCTGGCACCGCCGTCGTGACGGCCGCTGGTTCAGGCGTGACAGGTGCGACCTTCGTACCTACCTACGCAGAGCTTGTGTCCCTTCAGTACGCGGTCAAGCAGCAATACCGATCGGCTCCAAAGGCTGGTTTCTTGATGTCCGATGCGACCCTCGGAGCAGTCCTTGGAATCACATCGTCCAGCTTGCCGCTGTTCCAGCCAGGTGGTCAGGGTGGCGTTGATCGTCTCCTTGGCAAGCCTGTCTACACCGCCTCAGGAATCGCTGACATTGCTGACAATGCCAAGCCAATCCTGTTCGGTGACCTCGGACAGATCAAGACCGCACTTGTCGGTGGCATCCGCGTGGATGTAAGCCGCGAGTACGCGTGGAACCTCGGCCTTGTCTCGTACAAGGTTGAAGTTCGCGGCGCAACTGGGCTTGCCCAGGCTGATGCCGTCAAGTACTACGCCTGCAACTGATCTAATCAGTAGCACGCATAGTTAGTGGTGAAGGGGAGTCGCTTCGGCGGCTCCCCTGATCCGCAAGAAAAGGAGATCACATGCTTGTCAAACTCAGGAAGCGCCGAGGGGAGTATCCGACCGGTGCAATCGCTGACCTCCCACAAGAGGAGGCTGAGGGCCTTATTGCCTTCGGTCTGGCAGACCATGTGCAAGATGTCGACGCAGAGGCACCAACGCGCCACGTAGAGCGCGCCAAAGTATCAAAGGCTATGAGGACTGCTACCCTACCAACAGAGACCGCCAGCGTGGCGGAGATCGTGGAGCCTGAAGCGTGAGCCTATCTGCCACCACGGTCACGATTACGACCAGCCCAACGCTGATTGCGACTGGCTTGGTTGGCGCATCGTGGCTCTACCTTCACGCGCCAGCCGGCGGCAACACGATCTTTGTCGGACCAAGCAATGTGACTACGGCAACAGGATATGAACTGCACAAAGGCGAGATTCAACAGTTCTGGCTTGCCGAGACTGACAAGCTCTACGGTATAGTCGCATCATCAACGCAATCGCTCATGACTATGCAATCTGGAGGTCGCTAGATGTCTTACGCAACGCTCGCGCAGTTCAAGGCGGCAGTCGGCATTACCGACAGCACGGATGACACGGCGCTTCAGAACGTACTCGATGCAACCGACACACTGATCGACCTGTACTGCGACCGCAAGACCGGATTCGGCACGGCGACCGAGACGCGGTACTACACCGCTGAGGATTATCAGTACGTCTTGACCGACGATCTTGTCAGCGTCACCACGCTGCAGACCGACGATGACGCCAACGGAACCTACGAGACCACGTGGACCGCTGGCACCGACTTTGTGCTGGCTCCTGCAAATGCTGCACTTGACGGCTTCCCATACACCGAGATTGACACGAGCGTCTCATGGCCGCGCAACTTCCCAAAGGATGTCTACCGCGGCGTCAAGGTGGTCGGAGTCTTCGGCTTCCCTAGCGTCCCAGCCGCCGTCGTGCAGTCGGCAATCATCCAAGCTGGAGCAGTCTGGTCATCGCGCACTTCGCCATTCGGTGTGATCGGATCGGCAGACCTCGGCGGCATCCTCCGTCAGGCACGCGCCCTGCACCCAGAGGCTGCACTCATCCTTGAGCCGTATCGGAAGCGCAGCGGCTTGGCTCGATGAACGACCTGACGATCCTTGACGCACTCGCATCTCGTCTGGAGGCAGTCACTGATCCTGCCGGATACACACTCCGCAAGGCATACGCCACACCACCAGAGAACCTGCCAGTCGTGCCGTGTGCCGTCCTCTTCCCTGGCGACGATGCAATCACCGTCGGCAACGGCAATCGCAGCACCGTCCTGACGGTCGCCGTCCGCATCTACCTCCTGCCAATCCCTCGGATGGAGGACAAATACCGCGACCTCTACACGTGGCGCACGTGGCTACGGACGGCGTTTGATGGCGCCGTGACGATTAGTGGAAATGCCGTGCAGGTCGCAGTCACTGCGACTAGACTCGGCACAGATA